AAAGAACATGGTCTTATTATATATCCTTCAGAAAATGGAGTTAGTAAATTAGATGTTTATAAAGATGGTAAATTTATTGCTAGCATAGGTACATATAAAATGGGAGACTATCCAACATATATGGAATATGAACGTCGAGGATTAGTTGATAAAGGATATGCTAATAAAAGACGAGAATTATATTATAAAAGACACAATAAAGATTATGGTTATTTATCTAAAGATTATTTAAGTAAACTTCTTCTTTGGTGATTATTATTCCATTAAATTAACAATTAATGATTTTTTTTCTTTGGGTTTATCTGGTGGCTTTATGATCTCAACTATTTTATTTTTTTTGGGTCTTCCCACTGGTTTTTTAATATGTTCTTTATTTAATACATACATATATTAAATAAAGAAATTATTTTTATGAATATTTTCTAAATTATAATAATAATATGGGCGAACCAATCGTAAAAAATACAAAAAATATTAAATTCTAAGCAAAGAATAAATTATATTGTTTATCCAAATAACCAATTGACACAATATCAAAATCAAATGTGTGTATATTTGAAGCAGTCTGTAGAGATATAGCCAATATAGGAGCATTAGTATATCCTGTCGATGTATCACCTGATAAAGCTGGGACTTTGTTAAATGGTATATGCCATAGATCTGGACGAATCTCGCAGGGGTTCGTTTTTATTTTAAGTTGTCCTTCCTCCTGAGCACGTCCAAAATTTCCAGTTGTTGTTGTTGTAATTGTATCTTGACAATGAATTTTATAAAAATATCCTGTTTGGTTTATTGCTGTTGCTGGATTTTGATAATTTATCCTTGTTCTATAAAAATTAGGTGCAGTTGCTGGACTCGTGTAAATAGAAAAAAATAAAGACCCTTCTCCTGATATACTTAAATTATTATTAAACCGTACCACACACCAAAAACTCTCTAAATCTTGAAAAGTCAAACTACTTAAATCAACTGGTATAAACCATCCTACCTTAGCAGCTGAAGGGGATAATTTCTGAAAGGACCAATAATTACCAGATGCTGATTGAACTGGATCGGCATAACTCGGATCTAATCCTTTCCACTCTAATTGTTGCTGTGGTGTTAAAGTACTCCATACAACATCGTAAACTGTAGTTGGTTTAAATAAATTACAATTAATGGATCGTAGCAAACCAGCAGAAACACCATTAAATTCACTACCATTGAGAAATATTTTATTGGATGTGCTAAGGCTTCCAATGTTTAAACTATTATCAAAATTATAAGAATTAGCCCCTTTAAAATCTGTTTTGCTTCCTGATTGATTATCTAAAACAAAACTTCCATCTAATCCATTTGCCTTGTATAATTTTACATTATTGACATCGGTATCATTATTTAGAGTTAAGCTTTTGCCCTGATTCAAAATTACATTTTGATTTGTAATAATATTATTATCAAAAAAATATTGACTTGCTCCCTTAAATTCTGTTGCACTTCCAATTTGATTATCTGTAATAAAATTAAAATTATTATTATCAACATATGTCTTCACATAATTTGCATTATTATTTGTCCCATGTTGAAACGAGGTTTGGATACTAGCAGGACCTTTTAAGATCATATTATTGCCTGTTTCGATATTATCAGCACTTCTTAAAAACATATTATTATTTTGTGATATCATTTGGACGCCACCGATCCCCAATGTGGGGTTTCCCTGAGGGTCTATATTAAAATTAAAATTAGGGTTTGTAACCGTCCCGAATGGGTTTATACCATCACTTAAAATAATGGATCCAGCTTGAGGTGTAACTAATGGAGTATCACTAATTAAGGCATTAGGATTGCCTAATGAAGAAGCATCTATAAATTGACTAGAACCATCATTATTAAATTCCATTATCTGGTTATTAGTAGGTTTATCATTTGATAGAGTATATAAATAATTTCCTTCATCGTCTAATTGACTTATTTTATTAGATCCAAGTCTTGCATATGTAAACATTGGATCAGTATTATTTGAATTATTTGTAAAAGACATTTTATAATATAATTATATAATATAAATTATTTTTATAGAATAATTTAAATAGCAAACATTTGAAGGCTCAAATCCTCATATAATGTAATATCTCCATTAGCTGTTGAATCTGTTGCTATAAAAAAATCAATGATGTCCTCTGCATCACATTCTATCAATCCTGAAAATGTGAAAGGACCAGTGAATGTTAGATCCCGAACAAAAAATAAGGCAGGAATTGGTGGATTTGTAATCGGGGCTAATCTTTTTTTTGCATATATGTGAGCACGACCTAAATTTCCTAATTTATTAAATAAAACACCACACAATGAGAAATAATATATACCAGTTACAGAGGTTAGGACTGATAGTTTTGTATTATCAGGTAGGAATATATTTTCTTGAGTTCCAAACACATTGCTTACTTGTGGAATTTGTACCACCTGATTTGGAAGTATTGTAATAGGAGTTCCAATATCAAACTGGACCTGAATACGGGCTTTTTGTTTTGATAAAGATGATATATTTTCTAATTTTGAAGTACCATTAGGATTAATTATAATTGTTGAAGGTTCTTCATCATTATCTGGAACATTATCAGGTAGAGTATAAAAATAAAATCCTTCATCATCCAAAACTGTTAATTTTTTAGAACCAACACGTGGATATGTTAACATAGGATCAGTGTTATTTGCATTATTAATAAATGACATTTATATATATAATTTATAATTATAAAATAAATTTATTGTATTATATTATATTATTATAAATGTCATTTTTTACAAGAGAATTAAAAAATTTATGGGATTATTTTTCAATTACTGATGAAGAAAGAGCAGCACAAAGAGCAGCAGAACTAGAACGAAGAAGTAGAATTATTGAAGAAGCAAATAGACGAAGAATTGAAAGAGGAGAAATATTTCCACCATTAAAACTAAAAGAAGATAAAGAAGATCCTATTTTATCACAACGACCATCAATTGCTGACAGTATAAAGCCAGTTAGAGATAATGTTGAAAAAGAAATTATTTCTGGATTTATTCCTAAAGCTCCACCAGCTCCACCACTTCCAGACTCTCTATATGTTAAACCGACTGAAAAAGACACAAGACCTGTTAATCTAGCACCAACATTACAAAATTTAAGTGACATAGAAAAAATAAAAAATTATGAAGATAAACATGGTTCTATGAATTTAGGTATCAGTTTAGGACCATCTTCAACACCATCAAGAAATGATTTATTAGAATCAATACAACGAGGTACAACATTAAAGCCAGTTAAATTATCATCAACAAGAAGTCCTGAAAAAACTTTATTAGATGATATTAAAAGTGGTATGAATTTACAGAAACCAAAACCGAAACCAACTAAACCGATTCCATTAGGTAAACCTAAACCTAAACCATTATCGTTTAATGAGATGTTATTGAATAATCCTAAATTTAAACGATTATCACAATTAACAGAAACTAAAGATGACTGGGAGACAGAAGGAGACGGACGAAGGAAAAAAAGAAAACCTAAAAAAAGAGTAACAAAAAGAAAATCAATGTATGCATATTATTAAATTTTATAAATATTAATCATAATTAATTGATATTTATAAATACACATTATTGTTTATTTAACCAAGTAAGGCTCGTTTAAGTTCAGCTTTAGTCATACGACGACCCCCAGATTGACCAGCTCCCATTTCTTCCAAGACGTCCGCTATCTGGGACTTACCATCGGCACCTTCACGATTTCTTAGAAAATCTTTTGCTGTTTTTCCGATCTCTTTAGTTAGAGGATGTGAAAAAACATTCTTAAATTTCTTGATAAATTCCGACAATTTACCTTCACTAATAAAGTTTCTAATTTTAGAAAAGATTGAACCACCATATGCATTATTATTTACAACATCATAATGTACCTTCTCATTTCGTTTAATGGCTGTAAGTACATCTTCAGTAGATAGACATCCAAGTGTAGTTTGAACTGTATTATTTTGGTAGATCTCCATGCATCCTTCATAAGCAACAACAACATACATAGTAAAAGGTACACCCCCATCTACATCGTAAGGAGCAGCGTTAATATAATTATTATTAAACTGGCACTGTACGTCCAAATTTACTTTAGTATTAACACCAGGAGCAAGATCAACACCAAGAGTGATATCTTTACCCATTTTAAGACAGATTACAGACCCTACACCAGATGCATAATTCTTTTCAACAGGAACGGCTACATAATTAATTCCATTATTTAATCGAGACGACCACTGTCCCCAAGTTGTGTTAATACCATTCTCAACACATCTATGATAGAGCTGTATATCGCTTATGTTTTGAAATTGTTGTTGACCATTCATGTTAATTTGTAAGCTTCCATCTACATAAGTAGCGAATGTATCAGTAGCATTTGCATGTTCCTGCATAAAAGCATCAGTTGGACGACAATAAATATAAATTTCACTTGGAATTCGAGACAATTGAATTGTAGCTGAGTTAAATGTTTGAATTCCACCAAGACGAACTTTATTATCTGCACGATTAGCTATAAATTTTGGAGCTGTAGAATAAGGAACAAAGTCAGAGTATGGTAGAGATTGAACAGATAGAGAACGACCAATGTCAGCAACACCTGGGATTAGTTGTTGAACACGAAGATTTGGAGAACCTGAAACAGCTACACGAACTGGAGCTGTAGGTTCAAATAAAGTAGATACTACACGAGCTCCACTTGTTGACCAGTTATAAGTGAGTTGTAACTGTGAAAGTTTACGCATACCTTGTTTTCTCTCATTTTGTGAAAGTGAAGAAAGGAGAGGACTAATTAAAACTGGTTCTACAATTCTGTATCTAATAGTGACTTCTGTATCTGCAGCGGCTCCAACATTCCAAGACACATTTTCAATACAGTATGAACCACGAGATGAAAATTTTTCTCCTACAGTACTAGAATATAGACCAAATGGACCATTAAATGTAGCTGCATATGGGGTATCAAGATCTAACTGAACGGGACACTCACTATAATTAATCCATTTATCATAAAATCCATATCTATGGAGAGCTGATGCAATCTGACTTGATTGAATAACTGTTTGAGCATTACCAATTTGTAGAACGATTGAATTAGCCCACTGACTAAGTGGAAAAGCTCTTAGACAGATACTGTTAGCGTTAGCGTTAGTAAGACTAGCACGAGCAACTGGTACAGTCACATCTATTAGCATATCAACAAAAAAGACACGTGAAGTAATAGTAGTACTATCATTACAATTGATTACCCAAGTAGTAGAACTATTAGATGAGTTATTAGATGAAATTTGATAATAGTTTGCTGTTGATGCACTTTTTTCAACAGCATAAAAAGATTGAGTTGATACATCACATAGGGGATCGACTACGAGATATTTTTCCAAGGGAACAGGAATAGCGAGAGACATTTATATTATATATATTATATACATAATAAAAATTTATAATCTAAATTATTAATTAAAAAATTAATAATATTTTTATAACTATATATTTTTATTTATTTAATTACTACATTTTATATATGATCTTGGAACAAGGGCAAGCTTAATATCCATAGAACAACCAGCATACAATTCAATTGGATACATATTATTATTAAAATCAGACCACCATGCCTTTAGATCTATTCTTTTGATACCTTCAAATGAATTTTGAAGACCTATTAACCTCGAATTATTAACAGATTGATTGAATTGGATAAAATCACGATTATTATCATTAGTTGAATATAAATCAACTTGAAAATCAACGAGAACTTTTTGAGCTACAAGAGATGAAACAGTATCAGGAGAAGTAAATGTAAAAGGATCAAATCCTGGTTGTATATTTTCACTTTTAGTGGTTAAAGTGTTACTTGTGAATACAATTCTTTGTAATGGACTAAAAACACCTAAAGTATTATGATCGCTATATACCACTAATTGTAATTTTGGATTTACTGGACTTGTATTATTATAGTATTTATACCATGATGGAGCTATAAAATTATCAGCAGCTACAACATTAAGCATGTTTGCATCTATAACTTGAGCCGATCTATTATAAGAATTTGTGTTAGATGGAAATTGTAAGAGAGCATATAATGGATTATTAAAATAAATGTTAATAAAATTAGTTTGAGAACCATTATAATAAAATAATTCTGGTAATACAACAATTTGAAATTTATTATATTGCTCTGACCAACTCAATTGTGGAAATTGTGGATTAGGCACATATAAATCTAAATCAGCTCTATATTCATATGGTAATATTTGTTGTGGTGGATTAGGATCAGCTGGAAAAGCCGCGATAAATCCAGCTCTAAGAGCCACTAAAGCATCCGCCATTTTTTTATTAAACATATCAATAAAATCCTGTTTATCATAACTCCAATAATAACCATTTTCAACGATTTGTTTGGTTATGACTGGTCCTTGTGATTGATATGATGGTTGCGGAATTTCAGGATTTAACCACTCTAAATATAAATAATCAGGTAAAGTATAAATATTTTTACTTGCACTTTCATATGATAAATTAAGTCCATATGGTGTAAGATTAGGATTAGATTGTCCTAGTTGAATAGGACAAGCCCAGAAAGGAATAGATTGTGATGACATCGTAAACCTATTAACGCAAATATCATATTTAGCCGGAAAATCAACAAGTGTTGAGTCTAATGATTGATTATATTCAGCCGGAATAGTTGTATAATCTAATTGGTTTCTATTTGTTACACAAGCATTATAATATACTATTGTTTCAGTATTTTGATATGATAAGACAGAATTCATTTATAATATAATATATAATAGAAATATATTATAATTAAATTATATTAATTTATTTATCAGTAAGTTTGATTATAAGTTTGTCATTTTTCTTTTTATTATTAGTAAACAATTTATTAAATTCATTTGTTCGTAGTTCTGGACATGCCATTCTCGCAGCACAATAACGACCACAAGTACTAGAATAATCATCTTGTAAGCACTTATCATTATAATCTATATCATATGGACACTCATATAATAATTTTGATAAATATGGATAGTCAAATCCATTATCTTGTCTGAATGGTTTAGGAATTTGTTTAAAATTAGTTCTACCATCTGGTTTAGATCCAAATGAATCAAAAAAACAAACTTCACTATTTGGTCTTTTAAATAATGCACAATAATGTCCATAATTTGGTTTCCAGTTAAATAGAATAATACAACGATTGTATGGCTCTAATAATTCATCAATAGAATTAAATTTCTGTAAATCACTATATAAATATGTATGTATATTATTATCAAATATATCTTTAATATCTTCAAAAGAAAGGGCACGATCCATTATTATTATATAATATAATTAAATTTTATAATTTGATATTAACAATTCTTTTCGATCTCCTTTTGAACCTATACCTTTACTATTAGGTCCTGTTTTAGATTTAATTAAAATCTTTTTCATATAAAATGGTCTAAATAATTTTCTAATATATGGATCATCATTAATAGATAGTAAAAATGTACCTTTGATATTTTTTAAGATGTTAAATAATTCTTCATAATCAAAAGTACCATGTTTATATATTAATTTTGCATCCATATATGGTGGATCTAAATAAAAAAAAGTATCGGGACCATCAAATTTATTAATAATTTTTTCATATGATTGATTGTATATTTTTACATTTTTTAATCTCTGTTTATATTCTTCTATATTCTGTAATGTAGAGTATGGATTAGATGGTCGATATATTCCACTAACAGTTTTATAATGATCTACTAATTGTCCACTGAATGCATTACAATAATTGATTTTTTGATGTGTTAAATAATCAGCATCTGTTTTGATAGGTTGTTTATAAAAATCTTCAATTTTTTTTATTGTATTCAAATCTTTTCTAAAATTAAATTTCTTTATTTTTTTTATAGTTTTGTATGTATCAATTATACCTTTATCTAGATCATTAATGACTTCATATTTTGATGGTTCCTTTTTAAAAAAGACGGCGCCACCTCCAATAAATGGTTCAACGTATATTTCATGCTTTGGGAACATTGAAATAAGTTTATCAGCTATGTCTTTTTTAGTTCCAGCTCTACATAAAAATGGTTTCATATTATTCTATAATATAATAATATATTAATGTTTCAAATAATAAGTTTAAACTAAGAAAAATAAATATATAGTATTTATATATATGGAAGTTCTAAACAAATATCAAAATGGTAAAATATATAAACTTGTTTCATCTCATACAGATAAAATTTATATAGGTTCAACTTGTAGACCATTAAATGAACGATTAACTGGACATAAATCTAGTTACAATGAATGGAATAAAAACAAATTAAAATATATGAGTTCATTTGAATTATTAAAACTAGGAGATGTAAACATTATTTTATTAGAATCTTGTCCATGTTTGAATAAATATGAATTATATGATAAAG